TGTTCCAAAATCCCTACCTATACCATTTTCTAATTCAGCTATAGGGACAGCGCCTGTCATATTACCTTCATCATCTATACGTCTGTAGTATATATTACCAGTCTGATCGTATATTTCTTGAAGCTCTAGAGGGGTAAAAGTTCCACCATCACCCTTAGATACGTTTTCTAAAGAACCTACCTCAAAGGCTGCACCTTTAGGTCTAGCCTTAGCAAGAACATGTTGTATTTTAAGGTGAGCTAATTGTATCTGGTCAGCAAAAGGAATCATTCTGTCAACCAAAGACTTACTCTTCATTTTATATAAGTTAGGTTGATATATAATATATGATAAGTTAGTCTCTGATAAATTAGACTTAGGTCTAGGCATATCTTGCATCATACTATAGTTAAATATATAATCTGTATTTATAATATATTTACCTGTATAAACAACTTTTACTGATGAACCTATGCTTTCTCTTTTTGTTTTTGATTTTTTAGGAGCTTTATAGTTAGAAGCTTTTTTATTTACAGAAAATCCACCAAATTTATTTCCTTTCTTTTCGTAATTCAAGGAGTGACTTGTTATAAACTCAGCATCTAAAACGTTAACACTAAACCTATCGTAGTCGTAAGTCTCGTTGCCATTATCGTAGTAAGCCCTATCACCATAAGTCATAGGGTTATTATTTTTACCTGCGTACTCTTTAGCTATGTTTTGATAATCATCCTCACTAAATTGATCTCCAGCTTGTTGTTTAAGATCAGCAATAGTCATAGAGTATATCTCACCTGCGTGTCTAACATTTTTATAGTCAGGCTTTGAAGAGTAAGATGTTATAAGATTAGCAGGATCCACGTGTCTAATTAAAACACCTCTAGATGGAGATAAATCAACTTTAGCAGAACATAGTCCTAAAACAATTAAATCACGAATCATTAATCTCTTAACTTCTTCGTAATCATTTATATCTAAAGTATAGTCTATAGCTTTTTCTAAAGCTATCTCTACATTTTGTTTATAGTTAAGTGTCATAAACATATCTATCTCTTCAGCATTTTCAGCAACAAAATCTTTTGGAGCTAAAGACATGTTAGTTTCGTCTTCTAAGTTTTCTAAAAAATCCTTAGTTAACATGCTACCATACATCTTCTTTTTCTTCTCCATTCTTTTGTTTGCAGCTACTGGGTCAATAGCTTTAGCTTTTACATCGTACTCTTGATTAACCATCCCGTTAACAATAACGTCAACAAACTTTGGTATAATAGATACTGGAGTAAAATCTATATTAAGGTATGACGTATCTCCTTTAACATCTAGTAGATCTTTGTATTTACCTATATCTTGACTACCCTCAGAGTATGCTCTATTTCTAGAATATCTTATTTTTGTATCCCTATAGTATACATCTGAATTTTTACTATATTCATAATACATAGCCTTAAAGTAATCAAGACCATATTTTACGTCAGCCTTCTCTTCGTTTGTAGCTAAAGGAGAGGGGTAACCATTTAATTTATCTTTTGTATTATTGTACATCATGCCTTAATTCTTTTACTATACATACCTTTATTGCTATATCTCTTAACAAAAGGTGACGAAACTTTTATTTCTTTTTTAGGTTTTATATATTTTTGTGATGCTAGAAGTGCTAATGATGAAGATATACTAGCATCGTATTTAGTTCTATTGTCTATTTCAAATCTACTCCAATCATCCAAAAGCGTATTAAAATAACATCTACCAATCTCTCCTGTATCTGAGTTATATCCTACGTGATCGTATATATAACTTGCTATAGCTTCTGCCTGAGCATTAATAACTGCAGCACCTGATCCAGGTATACCTTTGGTCTTTTGTTTGCCTCTACTCCACTCTGTGTGGGTCATATCTGGTCTATCCATTAAGTATTCGTAGTATCCTCTGTTTTCAAAATACTTTAATATTCCTACTTTATTATTCTCTACCAATATTTGACATCCATAGAATACGCACATCTTAATCATGTCCTCGTAAAATATCTCCGCTTTAGGAGGTCTATTAATATACTCACACACAAACTGCATAGACGCATCGCTTGCCATATTAAACTTATGGAATACATGAGCAGCAGCATCAGACCTTCTACCATCCGTAGTGGTATCATGATCATAAGGGTCACATCCTGCAACCAAAGCATCTGATCTACCAGGGAACTTTTTGTTATACCTAGATGTAATAACATTTTGGTTTTGAACTTCTGGAACCCAAGTAATTTCCCATTTACCCTTTCTGTGAGGTATCCAAATAACCTCGCTATCTTGTACGCCATTCTTCCAAACAAACTCACCTCTTGTTGTAGGACTATTATTAACTTCGTTATAATCCATCTGTTGATATATTCTTTCGACATCAAATATACAACTTTGTGTGTCATTTCTAAATGCCTCTTCTACAGTAAATGGAAACTGTCTTTTAAATTCAGATAACGCTGTGGTATCATTCTTCAAAGCATCTCTTCTATTCTGTATATAATCTCTAGCCCCAACATCAATACTCATCTCATCAATACCCATTACAGGTTTATCTGGTGTATCTATAACACTGTAACCATGCTCATCTATAAAACCTTCTAGGTTGTCATAAGCAGGGATAAATAACTTATACAAACCACTCTTTGTTCTACCATTAAGATCTTTTTCTCCCATATTAGAGTCGTAGAATATATCTTTAAACTCTGCACCACCATCTTGTTGTTTGTTAGCAGTAGAACCCATCATACATTTTCCTACAACCTTTCTACCTAGTAGTAAACAAGTTTGCGTTACACTCCAGTTTTTCTTTATAGAGTTTTGGCCTGTCCATTTACCTGCCTCATCATGAACTAGAAGTTTAAGCTTCATACCATCATAACTATTATCAGCAGTATTCTTCCAATCTACAATAGAGTTAAGTGCTTCAGACTTTTCTATATGTTTCTGATTCTTTGTTATTTTCTTAGCTGGCTCTCTAAATGCAAGCTCTACACGAGGGTTACTAGAACCATCTTGTATAGGCTGAAAGAAGAAAGGATAACTTCTGTATATACGAACTACTTTATCTGTAAACATAGATTTAGCGTCAGCACCTGTTTTAGATAATAAACCAAAGTTGCTATCATATACTTGTGTAGCTAAATTAACTATTTCACTACTTGCCATGTATGAGAAACCACTACGTCTGTTTTTAAGAAAACACATACCGTAAGAGTTCTTGTCGTTTTTACACGCTTCCCAAAAAATAAAGAACGTCCTGTTAGCATCCCTGTAATCAGGATAACCAACATCTATTTTGCTCCACTGAAGAAACATATAATGAGACCCAGTGATATAAGTTGGAACACCATTGTTATAAAACCACAAACCATCTCTCCTTCTTCTAAACTCCTCATCTATGTAGTCCACATAGTCTGTAGCATTTTCTCTTGTTAGTCCCTTTGGTATATCTTGCCTAACCCACTTTTGTTTTTTCTTAGGCAAGTTATAATACAGTATATCTTTTTTATATCTAGGCTTTTTAGGTATAACTATATTTAAGTCATCAAACTCTAATACGTCACCCTCACTACCTTCTATTAAATATACTTTATCATTTTTTTGCATACCTTTCAGCAAAAGACCCTTTAAAGTCTTTCTTTTCTTCTATTAAATTTTCACCTTCTTTAATTCTATCTTCAAGATTCTTTATTCCTAAAAGAATTTCTTGACAGTCCTCGAAGCATTCTCTTTTTGCTTTTATAGCTTGTCTTCTCTTAGCGTCATCTTCTTCTATTAAGGGTTTACTAATCTCTTCTATAAGAAGATCTATAGCTCCTTTACTTGCCTCTATTAATCTTTCTAAAGTATCAAGTGCATAATTATTATTCTTCATACACAGCTAGAATATCAAAGTTTCTCATTCTAAGTAAAGACTCTCCATTTATATCCATGTCATACTCAGAGTTCTCACTAAAAAATAATCTATCTCCTTTCTTAACCCCCTGATCTTTCATCCAGTCATTTATATATACAGCGTGACCATGGAGTTCTACCTCAGAATCTGAACTTTCTAAAAATATACCAGACTCACTTTTTTCAGCTTCTTTATATTCTTGTTTTACAAAGTTCCAAATACCTATTGGTATCATTTCACCATCTCTTTCAACTAAATATATTTGATTTGAATTAGCCTGATAGACTTCTTTGTCATTAATATATTTTACTTTATTAGCATCTGTTGCAACAAAATGGTGAAACCAAACTTTATCACCTTTTTGTATATCTAAATCACCATGTATAGGTGTTTCATAAACCACTCCAAACTGTCTTGCTAATCTCATTGGATCATAAGACGTGTCTCTATACAACTCAATACCATTTAAGTTAATAGTATCTTCAGTTTGCTTTACCACTTCTATCCAGTAAAGGTCTTTAATTGGCTTCATATTTATTTATTTTAAATTTACTTAACTTCGTACTCTTCTTCCAGTGCTGCAGTGTTATACTCTATAGCTGTAGGTTGAGAGAAAAACCTTTTCCAAGGTCTTGAAAACTCCTCTACATCTTTCTTTACATACACATCATACACCACTTGTTGATGCTTGTACCACGCAGCCTCATCTTGTATTATGGCTGTGACTTCTAGTGAACCTCCAAGCATCTTTTGACCTACCTGATAAGTCAGTCCTTGCTTTAAGTCCCCTATTGTTATTTTTCTTATAATAGGGTTTATTGCTTCCATATTTATTTAATTTAAATTTAATTATACTATATTACTCTTGAGATTCTTACATAATGAACATGAAAAGTATGTGTAGTTGATGATAAATTTTGTATACCTACATAAGGTTTTAATTCAGCAGTACTAGTCATTGCTAAAGATTTTGTTGTTGCTACAGATTGAGTCGCACCACCTGCTGTTGCAGTTGTAACTAAACCATGTTGAACACCATTTACAAAAACACTAATTTGTCTGTTTTCATCAAAAGAAATTTTTAATTTAAAAACAGTGCTAGCAGTAACTGTTATTCCTAAATCTGTTATAAAATCAGTACCTGCTACACTGTATATAAAATGAAGGTTAGCATTAGTGGTTAAAGTTCCTAAATCATCATCTGTAGCGTATAAAAAATAAGCTTTATCATCATTATCTGCAATAACACCACGATCTGTACCAAGATTGAGTCCAGCAAATATAGCTTGATTTGTAATAGTTGCACCAGTAGAAAAACCTATATTAAGATCTATTTGATCACTAGGTGTAAAAAGTACATCTCTCCAAGGCGAAACATTACCTACAGTACTATTATTACCTAAATTAGATCTTTTAGGTCTAAGAATCATTTGATCATTATCTAGGCTTCCAGTAAAAAACTGAACACCTGGTTTAGATCCACCGTATTGTAAAAATTCATCTATAGAGTTAGTACCAGATATGAACCAATTAGGGTTAACTATAATATGAGGATCTATTGTAATTTGAATTGTAAATGTCATACTAGCAATATCCACTCCAGTATTAGCTATTCTAATCTTACAAGACCCATCTGCTACATCATAAGCTGTTACAACAACACTAGCATTATCAGCTATAGTAGCACTAGTGTCAACAAGAATAGCCTGCACATAAGACTTAGAGTATATCATGTTACTGTTAAATGTAAACTCTTGAGAGTCATTAGCAGCTAAGTCATTAGCTACTGTAGTAATTCTAGCTAATTTAGTGTGACTAGTTACAGCATTTGTTGCAGATGAAGCTTGAGTTATTTCAGTTTCTTGTATATCTTTATAAGGTATATCTTTAAAATACTCATCAAGATGATACCTATCATCAGCTTCAGTTAAAACACCTGATATATTAAGGTTACCACTTTGATCTAACTTCATTGTATTAGCACCATTAGTACCAAAAAACATAGAGTTAGTAGAGTGGTCGTAAGTTATAAGACCTACATCATTATCATCTACATCCCCAAAGAATATATTACCTGATGAAGAAGATCCTGATAAAATAGATAAACCTGAATCAGATGAGTTTTCTAAAGTTAGAAGATTTGCAGACGTGTTAGATGTTACAGATCCTGCACTTACAGACATTACATGAAGTAAACCATCAGGAGTTAACCCCCCTGTACCAATACCTACTTTTAAAAACTCTGCTTTATCTGTAGATAAATTCATAGCAACTGAGTTACCAGCACCTGTCTCCACAGAACGTAAGTTTGTGTCTGTTACTTCAGCAGCAGTTTGTATTAAATTTTTATATGTAGATGATATTGACTTTCCTTTTAACGTAGACATCTTATTTTTTCTTTATTTTTTCTATAGACCTACCTGCAAAGTAAGCTCCATATACTGTTATTAATAATGTTTGATATATGGGAATATAACTTTCTTGAATTACAAAGTCTCCTAGATTGCCATCAAACATTGACAAAACTACAAAAATTGCAGTTAAAAATATACATATAAGTGGTCTAATGTTTTTAGATAACCAGTTGTCAGACTTCATGTCAGCCTCCCAACGTCTTGTAACTTGTTCTTGAGCTTGAGACTCAGCCTGCATAAGAACTTCTTTCATAGCTTTCTTAGCAGCCATAGCCTCTTCTTTTGATGTAGATAGATTATCTACAACATTACCAAGTTTTTCAATTACACCTCCACCTAAAAAATTTAACAGCTTACTCATACCTCTACAAACTTATATTTAGTTCTCCCCTTGTCATCTTTGTAAGCTTCAAGGACCTCACTTCTATTATTATTTTTCTTTAGAGATATATGTATCCAAGAGAAGTCAAACTCATTTATCATTTGATCAAACTCTAAACCTGAATCTAAAATCCAATCATAAACAAATTTATTATTCATTTTCCCATCACTCCAGTACTGCAGGTCCAAAGCTTGAGCTTTGCTATGCTGACTGCGAGATGATCCACCAATAGCTTTATTGAGTTGTGGGCTGCGATAACCACTACTAATACGAATAGGACCAATACCGTCCCTAAGAGGTTGTATGAGGTTGTCAATAAGGTTTTGCATGTTTTCCAAATGTTCCTGAGACATCTCATTTTTTATACCTAATCTTTTAGCTGTGTTACTGTGCTCAATTTCTGCACGAGAGAAATTTTTACTTAGTTTCATAATTCATTTTTAAAATGCTTCCATGACTATTTCGTCTATAGAGTTTTGCACTTCACTCTTAGTGGCTTCCATAGTCATCATAATATTTGCTTGAAATCTTTTTACTTCTTCGTTGTTGTTAAATATAACAATAGTAGGAACTACTACTATTTTATATTCTTTAGACCATCTTGAGTCTGCAGCTATATCAACCCTTTGTGTTTCACAATCTGATAGTTTTGATAGCCAAGCTACCTCGTTAGATTTATTAAAACTAGCATTAAACTCAACAGCAACCATTCCATCAGGAAAGTCTTGAGCTGTAGATATAAATGGAATTAATAATAAAAATAATAATTTTTTCATAAGATTATTTTAGTTGATCAATCTTATCCTCCATCCTCAGCATTTGTGTTTTAATTTCT